TACAGCGAGTGGGTCATCCCCTCTATCTCCGAGCAGCGTCAGGCGTTGCAGTTCCTCGCGGAGTTCCAGCTCGGCAAGTCCGTCGCGCAAACGGAAGTGGTCAAGGCAGAAGCGGAAGCCGACGAGCACGCTCAGATGAGCGCCATGAGCGACGCGGCCTTGTTCGAGGCTGCGCGTCCGTGGCTCGAACGCGCGGCGAAGAAGGAACTCCCGGAAGAGACGAAAGACGAGGACGAGTGACCCCTTCCATCCGCCCCGCCACGAACGTGGACGGTAAGTTTATCCACTCGTCGTGGCATACCGCCTACTGGAAGACGAGCGCGCGGAAGTACCTCACGCGCGAGACCTACGACGCGGGTCAGGACAGGCGTATCGATCGCCTCATCTTCCAGAGTCACGTCCTCGTCGCCTTCTTTCCTGAGGTGCCGGATGAGATTCTCGGATGGGCCTGCATGCGAGACGACGTTCTACACTACGTCTACGTCAAGGCCGTCTACCGTCGTCGAGGTATCGCCACCGGGCTCGTCGCCGGTCGAGCCTCGTGCTACACGCACGCCACCGATCGCGTGGGTGAAGCCTTCGCCGCTTCGATCGGAGCCGTTCTCAACCCGTATCGTCTGGAGTCCCCATGAAAGTCGCAAACGTGCAGTTCAAGGAAGTCGTCTCTTTCGACGGACAGCAGAAGTCCGCCAGTTCGTCCGTCGCAGCCAACGGAGACCGCCCCGGCGCTACTCCGTGCGAGATCGAGTTCGACCCCGAGTCGATGACCTTCTCGCTCAGCAAGAACATCAAGGGTATCCCCCGGGTCAAGTTCGTTCACGTCTCGAACGTGACGGGCTGGGAGCTGCTTCCCGAGGTGAAGAAGGAAGAGAAAAAGCCCGAGGCGAAGAAGTGATCCCGTTTCGAGGCATTGGGTACAAGGTCTCGGACGCAGAAATTCGAGAGGCTCTTGGCTTCGGAGAGCCTGACCCCGAACTTCCTCCCGATGTCAAGAAGCTGATCGCGGAGGAGGACGCCCGGGACTTGAGCCCTGAGGAGCTGGAAATGATTCGCAGGAGTGCTCGGTGTCGCTAGATCCAAGGAGGGCGGCTGAAGAACTAGCGCGCCGAGAGGCGGCGCTGGCTCGTGCGGGGAGCATCACACGCGATATCAAGGCCGAACTCTTCGACAGGCAGATCGCCTTCATCGAAGACCCGAGTCGCAACAAGGCCGCGCTCTGCACTCGTCGCGCAGGAAAGACGCAGATGTGGAGCAGGTACTGCACCATCATCGCGTTGGAGAAGCCCAAGAGTCTCATCCGAATCTGGGGCATCACGAAGACGCGCACGAAGGAACTGCTCTGGCAAGAGTTCATCGACGTGTGCAAGCGGCACAAGATCAAAATCAAAACGCACGACACGAACGGGACGATCAAGTTCGACAACGGTTCCGAGATTCGAATGCTGGGCGCCGACAAGGAGAAAGAGGCGGAGAAGCGCCGCGGCGACAAGACCGTGCTCGAAGTCATCCTGGAGAGCCAACTCTTCGGACCGTACCTGCGCTCGCTCGTGGAGAGCGTTGCCGAGCCGTGCCTTCTCGACATGCAGGGGACGATGTGTATGGAAGGCACGCCCGGCCCCGTCCCTACCGGGTACTGGTACTGGGTGACCGGGGACAAAGAGGCTCCCGAGAAAGGACGGTGGGAGTCCCAGGGGATGCTCATCTCCTCAGGACACGAGCAGGAGAAGGAGCGCGTCGGCGCGGAGTGGTCCTGCCACCGCTGGTCGCTCCTCGACAACCCCCACCTCCCGCACGCCGCCGAAGAGATGGCGCGCCTGCGCAAGAAGCACAGTTGGACCATCGACTCACCTACGTACATGCGCGAGTACCTCGGGCGCTGGGTGAAGGACGACGGCGTCCTCTTCTACAAGTACAACGACGGGCGCAACGCGTTCTCCCTCGCTGAGGTTCAGCCGTGGGGGCCGGGGTGGACACACGTGCTCGGGTGGGACCTGGGTTCCAAAGACGACATGGCCCTCGCGGTGTGGGGCTGGCACCCGGCTCGTCGTGAACTCTACGAAGCCGGGGAGTGGAAGAAGCCCGGCGCCAGCGCGGAAGAAGTCGTCGAACAGATCGAGCGATGGGAGAAGCAGGGGTTCAACTTCATCGCAAAGGTGGCCGATACAGGAGGTGGCGGCCTCATGTACGTCGAGCAGGTGATGCGGCGTACCAGTCAAGTGTTCCTCCCGGCGAAGAAGTCCGAGAAGCTGGAACACGTTCGCCTGATGAACGACGACTTCATGAGCGGGCGGCTGCGCGTGCAGCGCGGCGGGGAGTACGCCGGGGAGCTTGCGGGTCTGCCGAAGGATCCGAACTGGGACCCGGACAGCGGCAAGCCCCCGGGCGAAGACCCGCGCTTCCCCAACCACCTCTGCGACTCATTTCTTTATTCGTGGCGCTACGCGCTCAACTACATCGACTTCGAGGCGGAGAAGCCCGCAGTGACAATCGGGGAGCAGATCGAAGCGGCCGACGAAGATCGTCTGGCGAAAGGAAACCATGCCGAACGAGAGTGGTGGGAAGACGATGGACACCCTGACTTTGATTGACGAACTCCGCGCCCGCGGGGTCACCTACTTTAAGGAAGGGGACCTCGAACTGCACATGGGTCCGCTCCCCGATCCTGAGGAGAGTGTCAAGCCGATTGACAGCACCTCCGAAAACAGGGAGGCTCCCAAGTTGGGTAAAGACGGGCTGACGGCGGAACAGCAGCTCGATAACTACGGCGTCGTCATCGACGCCAAGTGAGGCTCCGTGGCTGCTGACTTCAGGGACGCAACGTACAAGAAAGAACGTCCCGAGAAGGCACGCGAAGGTGGCGTGATCAAATCGCGCTGGTGGGAGGTTCCTGAAGAGGAGATCGCCTCCCTCGTCATGGAGATCGGCACCGGATTCGACACCTCGGACAGCGACCGGCAGGCGGCCCTCATTCGCTTCCAGCGTCTGTACGAGAACATCGATCTCGCGGTCGCGCGCGGCGCAGGTTTCTCCGAAGCGGTCGCCCGGCAGATCGTCCTCCAGAGCGGATACCTCTCGCTCAACGTCGGCGCGGTGTGCGTCAACACCCTGACCGCGAAGGTGACGAAGAATCGCCCGCGGCCCTTCTTCTTGGCGAGCGGCACGAGCTGGAAGAATCAGATCAAGGCTCGCAACCTCGACAAGTGGTGCAAGGGCTTCTTCTACCAGACGAAGTTCTACCTGAAGGCCCGCCCGGTCTTCGTCGACGGTCTGGTGTTTGGCACCGGCCACCTCAAGGTCAGCGAGGGTGACGACGGGAAGCTGATGTGCGAGCGCGTCAACCCCAACGAAGTCTACGTCGATCCGCTCGACGGACGCGATGCCGCACCGCGTCAAATGCTCCAGCGCAAGTGGGTGAGCCGCGATATTCTCAAGCGCCTCTACCCGAAGCACGCCGCCGCCATCGACAACGCCGGGCGCCGCGGGCGCGTCGAAGAGACTTCGAGCGCGAACCAGGACGTGGTGGAAGACACCATCGAGGTCTGGGAAGCGTGGCACCTGCCCAGCGGCAAGAAGGCGAAGGACGGGAAGCACGTCATCTGCATCGATGGCGCCGTGCTGATGTGCGAAGAGTGGAAGATCGACAAGTTCCCCTTCGTCCAGTACCGCTTCCAGCGCCGCACCGCGGGCTACGACGGCAAGGGAGTCATCGAGACCGTTCAGCCGATTCAGGTCGAGCTGAACAAGGGCCTTCGCTCCATCAGTCGCCAGATGCACCGCAAGGGGAAGGGCCGCACCTGGGTGCAGATCGGCTCGAAGGTCGTCGTCAATAACATGACGAACAACGACGGCGGCGACATCGGATACTACACGGGCGCACCGCCCACCGTGGACAACAACAACGCCATCGCTCAAGAAGAGTTTGGGTGGATCGACCGGCTCTATCAGAAGGCGTTTCAGGAAGTCGGTATCAGCGAACTGTCCGCCGCCTCGAAGAAGCCCTCGGGCCTTGACGCCGCGGTGGCGCTGCGCGAGTACAGCGACATCGAGAGCGAGCGGTTCGCTCCTCAGCATCAGGACTGGGAGCAGTTCTCGCTTGACTACGTCGACCTCGCCATCGATCTGATCACGAAGCAGTACGGCTGGGACGCGTACAAGGTGCTCGTGCCCGGTCGCCGCGACACGCTCGAAGTGGACTGGGCGAACGTCAACCTCGACCGCGACGCGTACGCGATGCAGATCTGGCCCGTGTCGTCGCTCCCTCAGACCCCGAGCGCCCAGTACCAGCGCGCGAAAGAGATGATGCAGGACGGCTTCATCGACAAGACCGTAGCTCAGCGTCTGCTCAACTTCCCAGACGTGGGCATGGAAGAGAACCTCCTCAACGCCATGCTCGACGACGCGGACGCTACCATCAGCCACATCCTGGATGACGACGAGCCGAAGCTGATGCCGCTGGAGCCGTACCAGAACTTGGACCTCATCATCGAGCGCGGCACCGCGTGGTACCTCTTCGCCCGTCACCGCAACTGCCCCGAAGATCGCCTCTCGCTGCTTCGCCAACTCATCGACTCCGCCACCGCGAAGAAGGTGGAACTGATGGCCCCGCCCCCAGTGCCCGGTGCGATGCCGGGTGCTCCTCCGATGGGACCTCCGGGCATGGCCCCTCCGATGGGCGCCCCCGCGGGCGGTCCGATCGTCAACAACACCCTCAACGCCGCAGCACCCGTCCCCGCCGTCCCCCCGCTGACCGTCTAAGAAAGAGTCCCCGTGTCCGACATCGAGAAGCCCGCAGCTCCCGTGGAGTACGTCCCGCCCAGCAAGATCGATCCCGCCGAGCTGACGAAGATGTTCGTCGAAGACGGGGTGATTACCCCCGAGAAG